AGGAACTGCCAATACAGGCGGCGGCGGTGGTGGCGCGGGCGGCTTCGAAACAACCAATCCTTCTGGCGCGGGGGGTTCTGGTGTTGTAATCTTGTCTATTCCGACTGCATTGTATAGCGGCACAACTACCGGATCACCGACTGTTACGACAAACGGATCAAACACAATTTTGAAATTCACGACATCGGGGACTTATACAGCATGAGCCACTTTGCAAAGGTCGTTGACGGAAAAGTTGTTCAGGTCATTGTCGCAGAACCTGATTTTTTCACGCATTTTGTTGACTCGTCACCGGGTCAATGGATTCAAACGTCATACAATACACGTGGTGGTATTCATTATGGTCAGGATGGTAAACCTGATGGTGGGGTTGCTTTGCGCGGAAATTATGCTGGCATTGGAGATATTTATGACGCAGCACATGATGTTTTTTATGCTCCTCAACCATATCCATCTTGGACATTAAATCAAACCACATGGATTTGGGATTCTCCGGTTCCTTATCCAGAAGGGCAAGACGAGTATTCTTGGGACGAAAACAATAAAACTTGGGTGGCTGTATCATGATTTTAGACTGGCAACAAATCGTCAACCTAATCATTACGGCGGCGTTCGGCGTAGTCGGTTATCTATATGCCCAATTAGTTGCGGAAGCCAAAAAAGACCGTGAAATGATCAATGATCTACGGGTAGCGTTGCCGACCAAGTACGTTAGCAAAGATGATTTGATGTCGCATTTAAACCGAATTGAGAGTATGCTTACCAAGATTTTTGACCGTTTAGAGCAGAAGGTGGATAAACCATGAGCACTACGACAAACCTCGCCTTAAACGAGCCAGCGTATAATAGCACGTCCCCCACATGGGATCAGCCGCTCAACTACAATTCTACCATCCTTGACCAAATGTTTGGCAATACTACTGGTGTTTCTGTTAACACAAGCGGGGCGCCAACTTATACGAATATTGCCGCACCAAGTGCTACGGCGGCAGGGTCCACGTCTCAGGCTATGCGGTTTAACCTTACGGGTGCATTAGCCGCCAACCAGACCGTTCTTTTGCCGCAGGGCGTGGCGGGAATGTGGATTGTCACTAACAGCACATCAGGCGCTTATACTATTACGTTTGGTTCCAATAATGGCAGCAACGTGGCGGCAGGGACAACTGTAATTCTTCCTCAAAGTTATAGTAGCTTAGTTTATTGTGACGGAACCAATGTAAAATTGGCAAATGACGGGCTTTTAGCGGGCGGTTTGGTTTCTTCATTCAGCGCGGGATCAACTGGATTAACTCCATCCACCGCTTCAACAGGGGCGGTCACTTTAGCAGGTACTTTAAGCGTCGGCTATGGCGGTACAGGAATAACTACTACACCATCCAATGGTGCTTTATTGATTGGCAATGGTTCTGGATACACATCATCTACATTGACGGCGGGATCAGGCGTTACCATAACCAATGGCACTGGTTCAATTACTATTGCGGCGGGGTTTACTCAAGCAAATGCTGTTACCACTTCTGGGGCGTCATCATTTACGTTCACAAATATTCCCTCTACGGCGAAAATTATTATTGTTAATTTTTCCAACGTAAGTTTCCCATCGGGTGCTGCACCTTATATTCAACTTGGTAGCGGGTCTATCCAAACTACAGGATACAACGCGCAAGTTTGTCAAATAAACAATGGGGCAGGGTCAGGGGGCCAAACAACATATTTTCCTATGGCAATTTCTGGCGGTTCAAACGCAATTTATGGGGCTGCTACATTTGTTAATTTAGGAAACAACATTTGGACAGGAACGTGGTCATTTTATTTTACTGCAGGATCAAATTATAATGGCGCTGGCGCTGTAATTTTGACAGGAACACTTGACCGATTAATATTAAATAATACTGCAAGTACAAATTTTACTGGCGGAACTTTAAATATTGTTTACCAGTGAGATAACCGATGAAATTTATATGGTCATTTCCGCAATTTATCGTCAATCCAACCTCTGTTGGCCTACCCAACGTGGTTACGGCCATCAACTGGGTATGCACGGGAACGGATGGGTCTGTCACATCATCGGCATCGGGAACGGCTAAGTTAAGCTCACCTAACCCTGCGGAGTTCATCCCATATGCTGACATTACTCAGGCCATGGCGTATAATTGGGTATCGCAATGTATTAGTATGCCTGCCGTTGAGTCTCAGATTGCCGCGCAAATAACCCAATTGTCGCAGCCCGTTACGCAATCGCAGGCCCCACCTTTCTGAGGCCCCCATGGACCCATTTACCCTGATCGCCGGCGCGACTGCAATTTACAACTCAATCAAGTCCGCCGTCGATGCTGGTCAGGATATGATGGCGACTGCCGAAAAAGTAAGCAATCTTTTTGGCAAGGTGGGTCAAATTGTTACAATTGCGTCCACGCCGCGTAAGAAGAAGCTGTTTCAATCACAGGCAGAGTTTGAGGCCGAAGCGGTCAAGATATACGCCGTTAAGGCCAAAGCCCTTGATATGCAACTTCAAGTCAAGAACTTGTTCGTTGGCCAATACGGCCCAGCGGCATGGGAAGGCATTCAGAGGCAGGTAATTGAGATGCGGAAAGAGGCTGCACGTCAGGCGGCTGCTGCACTCAAAGAGCAAGAAGAGAACCGTAAGGATTTGATTATGGTTAGCAGTATTGTGGGTTTTCTGGTAATAGGTATCGGCGCAATTGGTATTTTCCTCATGATAACGGTGAAGTGACATGGACATTTTAAAAACTTTTGGACCATTGATTGGTTCAGTTGCGCCCACCATCGCTACCGCCCTAGGCGGACCAGTGGCAGGATTGGCTGTAAAAGCAGTATCAAATGCCCTTTTCGGTCATGAGAATGGCACCGAAGACGACATTATGTCGGCTCTTGCCAATCCAACCGGGGACCAATTGGCACAGCTTAAAAAGATTGATGCTGACTTTAAAGTTCAAATGAAGTCTTTGGACATTGATCTAGAACGCATTTCTGAACAGGATCGCGATTCAGCCCGCAATATGCAAATTGCTACCCGCGATTGGATACCCCGCGTGTTGGCGGTAGGTGTTACGGTCGGTTTTTTTGGCATCATTGCATATATCCTTCACTTTGGCCTTCCAGCCACAGGTGGCGAGGCTCTTTTGATGCTGATCGGTACGCTTGGCACGGCTTGGACTAGCGTCATGGGCTTCTATTTTGGCTCATCCGCTGGCTCCAAACAAAAGACAGATGCCTTGACGGCCTCTTTGGGGAATAAACAGTGAAAGAGAATTTTCCCCAATGCTTCGCCCTTGTCCTTAAAAACGAAGGCGGGTACGTCGATAACCCTTCCGACCCCGGCGGTGCAACCAACCTTGGTTGTACTAAAGCAACTTGGGAGGCTTGGGTTGGCCATACCGTGACCAAGGACGATATTAAGGCTTTGACGCCTAACGACGTCATGCCCCTGTACAAAGCCAAGTATTGGGATACGATTAAGGGTGACGATCTGCCAGAGGGCGTGGACTATGCCGTCTTCGACTATGCAATTAACTCGGGTCCGTCCCGTGCCGCAAAAGCCCTTCAGTCGGTACTCAGTGTTAATGTCGACGGGCAAATCGGGGACGCCACGTTACGCGCTCTTGAAGCGTCAAACCCTCGCGAAGTTGCTACAGCAGTCTGCGAAGCCCGACTAGCCTTCTTACAATCTCTTCCAACCTATGCTACATTCGGCAAGGGCTGGTCTAGGCGCGTTTCCGAGGTGGAAACCGTTTCCTTTAATATGGTTGGGTAACCTATATGTCACTGACTTACTCGTCATATGTCCAGCAAATTGCGACTTTGGCCGTTGTTCCGGTCACTGACCCCAATTACACGATCATTATTCCTAGCATGATTGACTATGCCGAGTTGCGTATGCAGCGCGACCTAGATTTTCTGTCTACACAGATTAGCACTTCTGCCTACACATTTACGTCTGGAAGTAACCAATTAACTTTACCAACGTCTCAATTTATTGTACCTCAAACCTTTGAAGTTATTGACGGATCAGGCAATTCGTCCCCCCTTTTGGCGGTAGGTAAAGAATTTATACAAAATGTTTACGGATCAGGTTCTACGACAGGCTTACCTCAGTATTTTGCTGTTTATGGTGGCGATACTGCTACTACAGGTAATACGAGCCAATATATGATTGTTGGGCCCACGCCCAACTCTAATTATGCCGTTCGTCTTACCGGAACCGTCCGATCGGCGCCGCTTTCGGCTACCAATACCACTACGTATATATCAACATATCTTCCCGATATGTTTATTTTTGCGTCCATGATTTACATCTCGGCCTATCAACGTAACTTTGGCCGAGCCAATGATGATCCGGCTATGGCTCAAACTTACGAAAGCCAGTATCAGGCTCTCAAGGTAAGCGCGCTTACTGAAGAAAACCGCAAGAAATTTGAGGCGGCTGCTTGGACGTCTTATTCACCTGCTCCTGCAGCAACGCCGTCGAGGTAACCTATGCCTCACGCAACAATCAAATTAAAGCCCGGCGTTGAAACAACAAATACCTTCGCTCTTAACGAAGCGGCATATTCAACATCGCAATTGATTCGTTTTCTTCCCGAGCGAAATGGTCTTGGGTTGGCTCAAAAACTTGGCGGTTGGATAAATTATTTTGGTTCATCAATTGGTTCAAAAATTCGCGCTCTAAAAGGTTGGGCAGATTTAAACGCTGTAAACCATTTGGGTATTGGCGCGGAATCGTCTCTTAGTGTCCTTACAGGAAACAATTTACAGAATATCACGCCTCAAAACACAGTTACCAATACAGCCCCAGTTTTTTCAACAACCGCTGGATCAACTACTGTTACTGTAACCGATTCTGGACTTTCGGCATCCGTATTGGATTATGTGGATTATGTAACCCCTGTTTCGGTCGGTGGTTTGGTATTGTCAGGGCCATATTTGTTGCAAACTGCGGCCGGAACCACGTACTCAATTACGGCAGCGTCAGCAGCTACAACAACGGCTAATACCTCAACAAATTATACGGGTGGCGCGTTTGTTGTTGGCAATACATACCAAATTGTAACTACAGGCGGCACAAGTTTTACAACAATTGGAGCATCTGCCAATACCGTTGGTGTTATATTTAACGCAACAGGAACTGGCGCAGGCATCACGGGGACAGCTAAACTTGTTGGCGTTCCGGCGTTTCAAGTAACAAGCGGGTCTCAAACTGTTACATGTTACCTTGATAACCACGGTTATTCGGTAGGAAGTTCTTTTTATGTTGGCGTATCCACAACTGTTGGTGGCATTACACTGTCGGGCCTTTACACCATTTTGACAGTTCCGAGCGCAAGTTCATTTACCTTTTCTGCGGCTAATACTGCTTCGTCCTCGGCTGGCCCAACCGCCATGAATAGCGGTAATGTCAATTCTAACTTTTATATCGCTGTTGGCCCTCAACCTACCGGTTCGGGATTTGGCGTTGGTGGATACGGCACGGGCGGCTTTGGCGTTGGAACAACGCAAACGCCATCTAACGGCACACCAATTACGGCGACCGATTGGACGCTTGATAACTACGGGTCATATCTTGTCGCGTGTCCGGCGGGTGGCGCAATCTATTATTACGACCCAAGCGGGCAATTGCAGAACGCCCAAATCATTGGTGGCAACGCCCCGCTAGTTAATTCTGGTATGTTCGTGGCCATGCCGCAGCGCCAAATTATTGCCTATGGGTCATCGTTTACGCTGCAGGCCGATCCTATGTTGGTCCGTTGGTGCGACGTAAACAACTTCCAAGTATGGAATGCAACCGTCACCAATCAGGCGGGCTCATTTCGTATTCCTACTGGTTCTAAAATTGTCGCTGGTATTCAAGGACCACAACAAGGTCTCCTATGGACCGATCTTGATATGTGGGCAATGCAATATGTCGGCCCCCCATTGGTTTATGGGTTTAATAAAATTGGTTCAAATTGCGGTGCAGTGTCTCGTCATTGCGTGGGTCAATTAAATGGCGCCGTTTATTGGATGAGCCAAAAACAATTCTTTATGTCTATGGGTTCAGGACCACAATCAATTCCGTGCCCTGTTTGGGATGTGATTTTCCAAAATATTAACACATCGTATCTTTACAAAGTATGCTGCGGCGTAAACAGCCAGTTTAATGAAATTACTTGGTACTATCCATCGGCCAACTCAACGGAAAATGATAGTTATGTTAAATACAATACGGTTCTCCAACAGTGGGATTTTGGGACTTTGGGTCGTACTGCTTGGATTGATCAATCTGTGCTTGGGCCTCCCATTGGTGCTGGCTCTGATAATTGGCTTTATCAGCACGAAGTAGGCAATGATGCGGTTTACAATGGTCAAACAACCGGCATGCAGTCGTCTTTCCAAACAGGTTATTTTGAACTGAACGAAGCCGACAACCTTGTTTTCGTGGATCAAATATGGCCCGACATGAAATGGGGTACGTATAGTGGTAACACAAACGCCACCGTATATTTGACTATTTATTATACCAACTACGCCACTGACACGGCCACATCGCCATCGACCAGTTACTATTCTGGCTCACCGTCCGGTGCGGTTAGCTCGGTTACTTTCCCGATGACGCAGTCGACCGAATACGTTTCTTGTCGTATTAGAGCTCGATATATGTCGTTTTCCCTGTCATCAACCGATACGAATACTTTCTGGCGTCTTGGTGCAATCAAATACCGCTATCAGTTGGATGGGAGGTTCTAATGGCATCACTTGATGATATCCTTACTACCCAGAAAAATGGCGTTGTTGCGATCAATTCCTATGTGAATTTGCTAACAAATCATGCA